TTTTTTATTACATTAACAATGAAACTTCAATTTATTCTTCCTCAATTTTTAGGCCAGGTTATTATCGATGTACCATATGGACTCATGAAAATATCTGAAAAAACATTTATTTCATAATATTTACGTTTTAAAATGTAATTAATAATAACTTATTATGGCAATAATACAACCATTTTTAAATAAATAATAAAAAATATGGTTTCATCGTCGGAATCAACCATGAATCAACATTTAAAAAATAAAGCCATTGACTATTGTTTAGATATTATAAAGCGCGAAGACGTAAAAAATGAGCTGAAACAGTTATTTAAACCGGTAATTCAACTTATTTTACAAGAAATATATCCATATATTTATTTATCTATTTTATTCCTATTGATTAGTTTTTTTCTTGTTTTAGGAATATTTATTTTATTATTGCGTAACAATTATATTTCACAGGTGTCACATGTTTTACAATCAAATGCGAATTAAATGATTTATTTTCATTTTTAAAAAAATATAATTATATTATATTATATTATATTATATTATAACATATTATATATTAAAATGGCAAAAAAAGGACGAGGGCGATCTCGAAGCATTAAGGGAGGAAGTACCGAGTGTACCGCTTGCAGTTTACCAAATGGTCAAACTGGCGGTAAAATGTCTGGACTGAATCCCGAATCGTTAAGCGCCGGCGATTCTTTTGATCGGTCAGGCAATTCGCTGGCAAAACAAGCGCATAATTTGTATGTGAAACAAAACTATGATCTTGCATCTATTAAAGGTCAAAATGCAATGATGGGTGGTCGCAGTCGAAAACGAAGACAACGACGAGGAAAAGGAAGAAGCGCAAAAAAATATTCACGCAAGTCCCGATCTAAATCCCGATCTAAATCCCGATCTAAATCCCGATCTAAGTATTAAATAGTTTAAATATTTTTTTATAATTACATTGGACAATGAGAGCAAATATAGATTAAACCGCCATGATCAGCATGAGGAGCGTTTGATTGTTGGTATAAAAGAGAACGCGTTGTGTGACCGTGAATGTGAAATTTGCTTGAAACTTCGGATAATTTTTCAACCAGTTCTTCTTGTCCGTTTAGTAACAGGTCTTCGTGAATGTGTGCAATCATTGCATCACACAAATCTCTTTCCAATCTTGAAAATGTGGCCGTTTTTTGTTCATGGCCAAAACATGTTCTGAAATATGTATTGTTTTCAGGATCATGATATTCATCACGGTCAACTGTATACTTCATTTCATATTTCCAAAATGTCTCGCATGAAACGCGCAAATCCAGTGTAACCGTATTTCCGTTTTCATTCGTTCTCTCGTTATTGTCATGATTTTCTGTCGCAGTAGACATTTTAATTAGGCTGGTTTTCTGGCTAATATTCTAGTTACAATATAAAAATAAATCAATTTTTATTTAAATCAATTTTGATACATTATAAATTGTTATCACTTTTATATTTGTATAATTTTTATAAAATATATTTATATTTATATATATATATATATATATATATATAACGATATTAAGCATTTTATGTCACGACTAAATCGAGTTCCACTTACAAGACACAAGCCAAGACCAAGAGTAAATTTAACGAGACCTAGACCTACACCTGAACCCAACACAAACTCTAACCCAGTTACAAATGATCCTCAGACAATAATTAATATACAAGACATAGCAACACAAGTGCCTTCGAATCCAAATGTATGGATTATAAACAAGGATGTTATAATTAGTCCAACAGAATATTTAGGTAATGATAAAACGACTATTTATATAACCTCTTATAACTTTACGAATTATGGAGAATTTTACAACGGCGGAATATTCATAACAACAAATTCATTTACAAATTATGGCAAAATTGGCAATAATGGTGCAGTTTTTATTAATACAGGTATTTTAACTTTTAATCCTCACGTTCCTTTTAGTTCTACTATAGCTGTTTTTAATCGAAATGATGGAAAAATTATCAGCCGTGGAACGTATAGTGGAAAAGGAATAGTTATTGGTAATCCTGTTCAAACAATTACTCTTCCTCCTCCTCCTCCCACTTAAAACATGTAAATTAATTATATTTTTATTTTTATTTTTTTGAATAAATGATACTCATTTTATTCATTTTCTCTCAATCTCTCTACGTTTATTTTTGATAGTAATTATAGAATTTACACTTTTGGGTTGTGACAACTTGGATATTTATAATAAGTTTTGGAATTCCAAATGTAGAGAGATGAGAGAGAAATAGATTACATTAAATGAAAAGAAAAATAATTTTTATCATATATTAAATATTATTTTTATCATTTTTAATCGTTTTCTGTAAATAAATATTCATCTTCATTGACATGACTTGTGGTTTCGTCGTCGTTGTCCTTAACATATTTTAATATATTCAATTCAGTTACGTTTGCACGTGTAGTTGTAGTTGCACTTGATCCACCAATCATTTTTTGCACCTTGTTTGAAATATAGTGTAGCGGAACTTTTACAGTGTCATACACGTTATTTACAAAGTCAATGTGTTCGCCCATTTTATCACAATTTTTTATGATAGTAGTATCCATTTTTTGTAATATGGCATCGAGTTTTTCTTCCATTCTCTCTACTTTATTCTTTAAATTTGCAAGTTCATTTCGAATACAACTCGAACTACAATGACAGGAACTGTATTCGTTTTGAATATTTACATTTACGTTTGCATTTTGAGTGAAACTCGCTAAAAATTCATTTTCTTCATCGCAATTCATTCTGTGCTTAAATATATAGTATAAAGATATTAAAAAAATAGCATTTATACATAACAACGACGACGATAATGAAGCAATACATGAATACAATTTATGTAAACTGCATTGGTGGCGGTTTCAAAGAAACAACGAGAGATATTGGTTATGTCATGAAAGATGGGCAATGGTGGGCGGATTATGCTGATAAGTTGGAGTGGTATCAAAAAGACGATGGATTTTGGATTCAAAGATATAAAAAAAGAATGTAATAAGTTTTTTATAAAAAATTGATTTTTTATAAACACAAATAAAAAATCAATAATAAAAGCATTTCATTCAATTACAATGTTTAGAAACATGATTCGGTCGTTTGGAATCCGCCGCCTATTTTTAACAAATAATGCTCAACATGACAATTTGATCATGGGTCGTTGGAAACCGGAATATGACGATACGATGCAATCAAAGAAAGTGTACTGGGCAAACATGGATCATTGTGGCTGCTGTGATATGAAGGTTGAAGATGAAAAAATAAAAATGAATACATTTCGAACAAAGGGTAAATGTGAAGATTCTGATGAATACATCCTACCATATGTTATAACGATGTAAATATAGGCTTTTAATGTGTTAAATAATTAACCAGTTTCAATACAATGAAACTTACAGCAAGGGAAAATAAAAATGAAACAGCTCCTCCATTTCCGGCACCCACTTCATTATAAAATGGTTGCAAATTATCAAAAATATTCATTTTATAGATGAACACATCCAGCGCATAACCAATGATATATGCAATAACAAAAAAAGTAAAATACACCATAAATACACTAAAAGAACGGGTTAATGATGTAGTGTCTGGTAAATATGTGTTGAAAATAGGTTTATACAATATCATTACTATGATTGTTGCAATTGCTATAGTTAGTCCGGCATAAATTCCAGCACCAACAATTGTTTTTTTCTTAAAGTATGGTAAAAGTGACTTAAATGTTTTTATTTTCGAATGTTTCGACAAGTCATTCAAAATATTGTCAGATACATATGCTACACAAAAATTAATAATGACAAATAAAATTGCAATTTGAATATTATTATTTTTCATATTTTAATTATACATTATACATATTATTTATTCATATTTTATTTATTAATATTTTATTTATATTATTGATATTATTGATATTATTGATATCATTCATATTATTTATATTATTATTTCTAAATGAACCACTATATTCATTTTTTCTGAAACATCATACATGTTTTCCGTGTTTATCATAGGAATTCCGCAATTTTTTAATACAATTGTCTGGTGTGTTTTAAATGTCAGCGTGTTCACTGGAATATCAAATGATATCGATTCTGTAATCATAATGGTAATTTTGGTTTGGTTAAACACATTTTCGACACGCGTTCTTACATGAATGTAAATGTTATTTATTTCATCAATATAAATGTGTTCTGGCAAACTTGGAATGCATTTTACAACCAATTCTCGTTGTTTTTTTGTGTCGATACCGTTATTCAGTTCATAATATAACTCGGTGTGCCATAATGGAACATAGTATATTTTATTTTCGTGTTCTACAATTTGAATGTTGTTTTCACTAAAAAGTTCAGAAATAGTAGGTTGAAGAATGATAATATCGTGTTCTTGTAATTTTTTTTTTATGAGTTCGTGTATTACTTTCAACCGATCAGCACCAATTTCTAAAATGCTTGAATATTTTATAATTAAATCATGTATAAACAGCAGTGATTCGCAATCCATATTGTTAAAAACGGAGGATGTCAGTGTCGCACATTTATTCATAAGTATTTGTATGACAATCTGGAGACCGGCAATTTGTGTATTTGAAAATTTATTCATGAGTGAATTCACAAATTTTGAAAATAGTTTAGAGTAACAATATTCGTATTCATGATCACGATCGCATTCATTACCATTATTGTTACTATTGTTACCATGACTACGATTAAAGGTCGTATCTGCGTCGGTTGAATACACGCCATGCAGGTACAAGTATGCTTCATTTATTTCTTTAAATTTTGCTGTTGATTCATGAGAATTAAAATGCTTATCGGGGTGATGTTTCAAAGCCGCAATCCTATATTTTTTCTTCAAGTCATTTACCGTGTATTTTTTATCAGGCAGCAATCCTAGAACGGTTTGATATGTTTTAATTTTTATGGTTTCTTCATTACTCCGCATCCGCGATTTCATAGTTATGAATGTTTGTTATTAAGTTATATATATAATTTTCTAAGTGGTAAATTGGTCTATAATTATTATTGTAATATTGAAATGACGTATATGTATGAATTAAAATACTTGATAAATTCATCATATTTATATATTTTTCTTTTATTAAATTGTTTATGATGTACCATATGCATTCTCCCAATTCATAGTTATATACAAGAATATCATACAGCATTTCTCTAATTGCTAAAAATGATATGTTGTCTGGATTTTTTATACTTTCAAGTATACTATTACATAATTTTTCATGAGGCTGAGAATACTCACTGAATAATGATAATAATGACGAACAGCTTTGTTTTTTTTTATTTACTTCGACAAGTAACATTTCTGAAACATGGGGTGTAATGTATGCAGTATTTTTTAGTTTTAAATTATCGTAGTCGTTATTTTTTAATAAACATTTATTATAATTTGTAACTGTTGGTTTTGGAACATGAATTATTTTACATGTGTTGAATATATTATCCGGAATAAAGCCAACATGTTCTGTAATGATGATATATTTAAAATGCATAGAATTTAAACCTTGCATGTAACTGTAAAAATTGTCTAGTAGTTCACTGTTTATTTTATGAAAATTGTTACACACGATAATTCCCAT